ATCGTTGCGTACAATCCAGCAGTCGTGGCAGTTGGTGCCAATACAACGACACCTCCAACGGCAAGTGCGATTGCCGATGCAGTCTACGATGAAGCCTACGCAGGGCACACAACGCCTGGCACTTACGGCTTCCTTTGGGACCAGTGGCGAAAGAGCAATCCAGCGATAACCGGTGAAGTTACGTCAGCAGTGACACCAACAACGACGCAGTTCAGTACCGACATCACAGGGTACGATGACGGTGCCTTTGAAAACGCGGTGCTTATCTTTATCAACGGATCAACCAACGCAGACTTCCGAGGCGTGGTGAGTGGTTATCTGCAATCCAATGGCGTCGTAACCATCACGCCAGCATTGCCACAAGCACCGGTTGCGGGTGATGAATTTACGATTGCCATACCATCATTCGTTTATACTCTGGCACAGGTGCAAAGTGGCCTAGCAACAAGCAGCGGCGTTACAGCAGCGTTCACAGAAATCAAGGGTGCAGGCTGGTCGAGTGCAACGGATACGCTAGAGCAGATTGCAGACGCAGCAGGTGGTGGTGGCGGTTCAACGGTGATTGTCTCTCCACTCCAGGCTGTTGCTCCTGACCGTGTTAGCGGCACGGAAGTAATGACATTCATCAACGATGTTTCAGCTATCGGCCCAATTGCGGTCACCGATGCTGATGGTGTTGCGGTGGATTTATCGGCACTGACGCTAAAGGTTTGCATCGAGAAGATTGACGGAACCATACTTGCGAACGTCACACCGAGCATTTCTGGGGTTGATAATAACCAAATCACATTCACACCGAACGCAGATTCTGTTGCCAAGACTGGAACGTTCCGTTGGTCATTGCGGCGAACCAGCAACAACCAAGTTTATGCCTATGGTGATTTCGTTGTAGACGCAGCGGCAAGGATTAGCTAATGGCACTGACGCTGTGTGCTTGCGGCAATACGCACGAGAAATCTGAAGCATGCAGCAAGTGTCGGCATGGACGCAGGCTCACGCATCAAAAGACAACGAAGGAGCGTGGCTACGATTCAAAATGGAAAGGTATGTCAGAGCGGATTCGACAAGAAGAACCGCTTTGTATCGATTGTTTAGAGAAAGGCAAGGTCAATCCAGCAGACGAATGCCATCACAAAATCAAGATTAAGGATGCACCACATCTTCGCTTGAGTCGTGAGAACATCATTCCACTCTGCAAGGATTGCCACAGAATTAGAACGGAGAGAGGCGAATGAACGGTATTGCAGGCAGAAGCGGCGGCGGACGACTTCATGGACAATTCGATACGTCAGAGTATGATGGTGGTCCGATTAAGTGCAAAGGCATGTCGGAGGCACAATCAGAGGCCTGGGATGAAGTGATTAGTCGATTGCCACAGGAGGCTTTGAGAAAGTGTGACAGCTACTTGCTGTTTGAACTCTCGGGCTACATTGTTGCCAGCCAAAAGATTATGAGAGAATGGTTACTGGACCCATCGGACCCGAACCTTGCGAAGATTAAAAATCAGATAGCACAGAAGATTCAGGCACTATCCGGTTTGTTCGGTTTATCGCCAGCAGACAGGAAGAGAATTCAACTTGCCACACCGAAGGAAGAAGAGGACGAACTTAGCGAGTTCACATGATTACCAACGTCACTGCCAAAGATAAAGCCGAATCCTATGTCGCCGGAGTGCTCGATGGAAGCATTGTGGTTGGGAAGTGGGTTCGGCTGGCAGTCGAGCGTTACGTAAAAGACCTTGAGCGGCAAGACACTCCAGAGTTTCCGTTTCACCTCGATGAAGCAGAAGCAGAAAAGGCTTGTCGCTTTTTTCCAAAAGTCTTGAGACACAGCAAAGGAGAATGGGCAGGTCAGCCATTCGGTCTCGAACCGTGGCAGGCTTTTATCCTTTGGAACATCTTTGGTTGGAAGCGAGAAGATGGCACACGCCGGTTTCGTAAGGCAGTCATTCTTGTGGCTCGAAAGAACGGCAAGACGCAGCTCGGTGCAGGCATCGCGCACAAGACAGCGGTGGCAGACCAAGAGGCGGTCGCAGAAGTCTATTGTGCAGCAACGAAGAAGGACCAGGCTATGGTTCTCTTCGACGAAGCTGAACGCATGGTAACAAAGGCACCGGCACTTGCCAAACATGCGACGTGCAGGCACCACAGAATCTTGTTTCCATCGACTGGCAGTAAAATAGTACCACTCGGGTCTGATAAACCATTCGACGGTCTGAACCCGCACGGTATCGTTCTGGACGAGTTGCACGCCTGGAGAGACCACCACAAGCCATTCTATGACACGATGGTGACGGCAAGTGCTGCAAGACGACAACCGCTGTTGCTGGTGATTACGACCGAAGGCGACACGAATTCCAAGCTATGGATTAACGAACGCAATTACTGCTACGGCGTTTTGCAGGATCTCTACCAAGACGAAACGCTGTTTGCAATGCTTTACGCTATCGACGAGAAAGACCAATGGGACGACCCATCGGTGTGGGTAAAGGCAAACCCAAATCTCGGTGTCAGCGTCAAGCCTGAATACCTGGCTGAGTTCTGCAACGCAGCACGTCACAACAGCGAAAAGCGAAACCAGTTCTTGCGATACCATTGCAATCGAGTTGTCTCTGCGACGGAATGGGGCATCGACCTCGAAATCTGGAACGGCCTGGCTGCGCCACTGAGCGACTGGAAAGACGCTGAAGTAATCACCGTTGGTTTTGACCTTGGAGGCTGGGACGACCTGGCTGGTGTGGCCTACTGTGCTCGATTTGTTGATGGAACCGAAATTGGCGAAGACGGTCACGAGCGAACGAGTTACCGCTACGAGTTCAAAACGCAGGCGTACATCTACACCACCAGCAAGCGAGATACCAGCAAACTACCTTGGCTCGACTGGTGTCATAGTGGCCTGGTGCGGCGCGAAGAGTTTGTGATTGCCGCCATCAAGAAGCAAATTCTTGCCGACCACGAGTCCACTGGATTTGAGTCGGTAGCTTACGACCAGTTCAATGCCCAGCAACTCGGTGAAGAGATTACTGCCGCTGGAATCAAGGCGGTTAGTTTCAGGCAGAACTTCTTAATGTACAACGAACCGCTGCACAACTTCTTGTCGCTGATTGAGCGTGGCAAGATTCGTCATGATGGCAATCCGCTACTCACCTGGTGCGCTGGAAACCTGGCAATTAAACGCGACAGTGCCGACCGCTGGATGCCATGCAAGAAAAGCAGCAAAGACAAGATAGACCCACTGGTTGCGTGCCTCATGGCATTTAGACTAGCAATGCTTTCTCCTCCCAAGCCTAAAGGCAATTTATTCGTCTACTAGGAGTAAACGATGGCGACATTGGCTCGACCAGTGCAATGGTTAATTGATTTCTTCACCGGTGGTGCGAACGAGGGCGACCGTCGCGTGACTCCAGATTCTGCGTTGTCGTACGCACCAATTTGGTATGCTGTCAACAAGATTTGCAACAACATTGGTCAGTTGCCACTGAACTTTTATCGTCGCACGGAAGATGGTAAGGAACGCGCCACCGATGATGACCGGCACATGCTTCTGCATCTAAAGCCGAACAACTTCCAAACGGCCTGTATTTTTAAATCCCAAGTAATGTCGCATGCACTGCTTTGGGGGAACGGACGAGCGTACATCAATCGCTCGGGACGCAGGATTGCAGAACTCATTCCGATACTGCCTGACAGAACCATCACCGTGATGATTGAAGGCGAGAAGTACCATTTAACCAAGCCAACAGCACATGACCGGTTGACATTGTTCGAAGAACTCTCCACGGAAGCAGGCATGCGTGACGTGGTGATCTTGCGCGACAGTGAAGTCGTCCACATTCCTGGATTTGGCTATGACGGCATTGAAGGCCTTTCTCTGCTTCAGATTGCTGCTCGAAGCTGGAATGCAGGCATCAGTGGCGATAAACGCTACAACGTGCAGGCAAGCAAGGGTTTCGCTGCCAAGTTTATGATTGAAGCGCCTAGCGGCATGTTCCGAAACGAGCAGGATGCAAAGAACTTCTTACAAATGTTTAATGAGTATCATGCTGGTCCGGATAACGCTGATAAGGTTGGTTTATTGCGTGAAGGCATGAAACTTCAAACTATGGCAATGAGCAACGCAGATGCACAGTTCCTCGAAAACCGCAGATACCAGCGACAAGAGGCGGCGCTGTGGTTCATGCTGGAAACCATCTTAGGTGACGGTTCTAGCGAGACGTACCGTTCGTTTGAACACAAGAATATGGCGTACCTGATGAACTGCCTCATGACATGGATTGTGAAGTGGGAGCAGGAACTGAATTGCAAACTACTTTCGTCTCGTGAGCTGCGAAACGACACGCACTTCTTCAAGTTCAATACCGGTGCGTTCCTCCGAGCCGACTTTGCCACGACCATGCAGTCTCTGCGTAGCGGTGTCGAATCTCTCATTCTCTCTCCGAACGAGGC